TAATAGCTGGCGCGGGTGAAGGCATTGTAGCTGGGGTAGCCAAAGTATTTAGAGTCGCGTCAGGCACGGGTAGGGTTGGTGCCAAACTGCCAGAGGAAAAAGTTGAAGACATTTTAAACGCTGCAACCTTCAGAGGACGCGAAGAGGGCAAAGGATATATGGCTTCACTAAACGCTATTGGTGCGCCAAGTTTAGTTGCAAGACAGCAGGCCATATCAGAAAAAGCTCTTGGAACCTCTGCGCGACTCCGCCAGAATCACCAAAATATTATGGAAGATTTAAGTTGGTTGCGCGGTACTGGCGATGGTAGTGATGTAGATGTTCAGGCAGTAGCTGAGTCATTAAGAAGCGCCGCTGAGTCTGGAAACAATGCGTTATCTGTAGCCGCTAAAAACAGTGAAAAACAACTTTTAAATCACATGGAAAATATTGCGAACAATCTAGGTCGGGCTGCAACCAAAGACGTAGACATAGATCAAAACCTGTTCAACATATTTAAAGACTCATACAAATCATTTGATGATGCAGTAGAAGTAAAGTTTGAAAGAATAGATGCTGCTTTAAGAAATGTAGCTGGTGATGCTAAAATATTTAACACCAAAGGCATATCAGATGAAGCGTTTAGATTTGGTCAAAAATATAAAAATGCAGGAGCAGGAACTTCGCAACAGAAAGCATATCAAGCCTTAATGGATATTGCAGCGTTAGGCGAAAAAGCGTCTTTTGGACAATTATATGTTGCGCGTAAAAGCCTGCGTGACATGCACATGATGAATATACGTTCTGATACAATGAAGACTGTAGAAGAAACATTTATGCACCAACTTGATAATATGTTGGGTGCTGCAAGCGTTGATGGTGCAGTCAATACGTTACAGAGAGGGCCAAGAGGTCAATTCGTTCGTGGTTTAACTAGGGATCAAAAACAACTTCTTAAAGACGCTTCAGCGGATTTAGTAAATGCGCGTAATTTTTACAAAGCTGGCAACAAAAACTTTGAAAAAATAAATGATGCGATTAGTAAAAAAGATTTAATTAACGCGGTTCGTAATGATGACGTAATTAATCCAGCAGGATTAATGAACAGTCTTGTTCGTAACGACAACGCAAAGCTATTAAAAGAAGCTGGTGAAGCTATAGATGCTAATATCGGGGCAGGTACGTTTGCACCAATCAGGGAACAAATAGCTGCGCAATGGCTGCGCACAAACCTGAACAAATCTATGAACACCACTTCAGGCAAGTTTTCAGCCAGCAGGTTTAAAGAAAAAGTAGATGCCTTGGGTTCTACTGCGGACGAATTGTTTGGCGCTAATGCTGATGAAGTCAGAAGATTAGCCGAACAATTAAACGTGTTGTCTTTGAAGAACATAGACGAAAGTGTAATTAAAAACTTTACAGACGCTGGTGCTGATCTGCCAGCTATAGGTTTGCTCAAAGATTTAAGGAAAAAATCAAGTGAATTGGCTACGTTCCAAAGAAACACAATTAACAAAAAGTTAGCGGACGGCAACTTAACTGATACTGAAGCCGCAAACTTTATATCAGACAGTGCTATGAGAGCAGAAGATGTTAAAACTTTATTTAATATTCTTCGCGCTCAACCTGATGGCGCAGCACAAATAGCCAGAATCCAAACAAAGTATATGGATGATTTGATCGGTGACTTTGACAAAACCTTTCTGACAGACAAAAATCAATTTGCAAAATTTGGTGATAGGCTGGCTAAAAACGAAGCCAAGCTGATAGAAATATATGGCCCAGATACTGCCGCAGATATGAAACAATTTGGAAAGATTATGAAGTTGCTAGGCGAATCAGCTAGTGGTGGTGATCTTGTGGCTGCGAACATTGCAGCTAACCCATTGGAAAATCTTGGAACTGTAGCACGTTTAAGTGTTGTGGGTCGGGTGTTTTCATCAGGTCCATTTTACAGTTCTTTTCTAAAGAAATACAAAAAACAAGGTGCTGGGGCAGACCTGAGAACCAGAAGACAAATAGCTGGTGAGCTTATGGCAGATGCGTTTCGCGGTGTGATAGTACAAGGTATTCCGCAAACCATTGATGAAGGAATAACCACAGCTACAAACCAAGCCACTGCCTTGCTGGGCAATCAAATGGAAAAAATGAATACCCCGGCTCCAAAGCCACAAACCCGAACAAGTGTTCCAGATGTGCAACCGGGAAGTTTGCCTGAACCACAAATGATACCGGGACAGCAGCCTAGTCTACGAGAAAGAGCCGCCCAAAACCCTGCGGCGGCGGCTACTTTACTTGGTGGTTTGGGAAGCGCAGGGTTGCTTTAGTCTTCAAGTTCCATGACAGTAGATGCAGAACCAATGCCGCCTGTACTGGCAGGTCTATAACCACGCTTGGCGTTCTGTATCTGCAAGTAAGCAACGTCGATCAGCCTTGAAAGCTGACGCCCCAATGGTCTGTCCTCTTGCGCTGCAACATATTTCAATTTATCGTATGCCTCTGTTGTAAGGCCAACAGACTTGTATTCTTTTGGATTTGGCATAAAGGTTCCTTTCCCAAACATGGCGTCACAAAGACCATATAATCCCAGAAGATTTGGGTCAAGGCCCAAGTACGGTAATAAGAAAGTTGTGGTTCACAACATCAAGTTCGATTCAAAGTGGGAATCAGAACGCTATTTATATCTACACGCACTAGAACGGGCTGGCACCGTCAGAAACTTGGAACTGCAAGTCAGGTTCAATCTAATCGTTAATGACCAGAAGATATGCGCCTATGTTGCCGACTTTAGATACGAACGCGAGAACAAAGATGGCGTGTGGGAACAAATTGTTGAAGACGCAAAAGGCGTGGAAACCCCTGAATTTAAACTAAAAAAGAAGTTGATGAAGGCTTGTTTAGGCATTGAAATATATTTAACCAAAAAAAATAGTTGACACGTATGCCAGCACTTGCTAGGTATTGGGAACTTGTAGCAAAGAAGGAATATACGCATGAACAGTATAGAACTGTTTGAGCGGCGCGACGAACTCAAGTCAGTAATCACTGACCTTCGTGCCGAACTCAAAAACGTAGATGATCAACTATCAGATTTATTTCTGCCATTGGCGCGTGATGCGTTACGGGCAGACGGTAAAGACTTTGGTACTGCGCACATTGTCGAGGGCAATGTGGCTATGAAAGTCAACGTTGGTAAAAAGGTCACTTGGGATCAAGACGTATTGCGTGACACATTCAACAGCATGACGCCTGAGAATGCACAGCACTACGCAAAGCTGACCTACGCTGTGGAAGAGCGCAAGTACACAACCGCTCCACCCGCAATCAAAGCAACACTAGAAGCCGCCCGTACTACAGAAGTCGGACGCTTTACAGTAGAAGTTGAGGACAAGTAATGGGTTTCCAAATCATCACAGCCGATCAACGGTTATCTGAAAAGAAAGGTCACAAGATTGTGATCTGTGGTCAAAGCGGTGTGGGTAAAACCACACTCGCTAGAACTCTGGGCGAACGCACATTGTTCGTTGACCTAGAAGCTGGTGACTCAGCTATCGAAGGGCATCCCATTGATGTAATGCGTCCGCAGTCATGGCCTGAGTGTCGTGATCTTGCATGCTATCTTGGTGGGCCAAACCCATCACTGGCAGAGGATCAGCCATACAGCCAAGCACACTATGATTTTCTGTGTGCAGAAGAGGGTGATCCAACTGCGCTAGTAGCAAAGTATGACACGCTGTTTGTGGACTCAATCACAGTAGCAGGGCGCTTGTGCTTTTCATGGTGCCAGCAACAACCAGAGTCGCGGTCTGACCGCACAGGTAAACTAGATACCCGCGCAGCATACGGCTTGCATGGTCGTGAAATGATGCAGTGGCTAACCCACTTGCAGCATATACGCGAAAAGAATGTGATCTTTGTGGGCATCTTGGATGAAACCACAGATGACTACAGCCGCAAGCAATATAACTTGCAGATCGAAGGCAGCAAGACAGGGCGCGAATTGCCCGGAATTGTTGATGAAGTAATTACAATGGCTATTCTAACAGGTGAAAATGGGCCGTATCGCGCATTTATCTGTCAGCCATTGAATGAATGGGGCTATCCTGCCAAGGATAGGTCTGGTCGATTGGCTACACTTGAGGAACCACACTTGGGTAAACTTATCGACAAAATGAGTTCACAACTTTCAGCAAATGGGAAACCGTTGGATTTTGTAAAACCAGAAACGCAGCAAAGCGAAGGAAATAAAAATGTTTAATCTTAATGAAACACCAGCAGATGATGGCGGCAACCGTGAGTTTTCGCTTATTCCAAACGGCGCAATCAGTCGTGCAGTTATCGTTGTGAAAAGCGGCGATATTGAACTGCCTGAGTTTGGTCAGGGCCAGTGGTTCAAGCAATCACAAAGTTCCGCCGCAAAGTGGATGGAATTAGAATTTACCTGCATCGGCGGTGAGTTCGACAGACGTAAGTTCTGGTCTAAAATTTTTGTTGATGGCAACAAAATGGGCAAGAGCGGTATGCCGTTGGCTAAAGAAATTGGTCTGCGAACATTGCGTCAGATTGTGGAAAGTGCAAACAATCTAAAGGCCAGCGATATGTCGGACGAAGCCCAACAGCGCAGAAATATCTCTGGCGTGTTTGACTTGAACGCTATGGAGATTTGTGCCAAGATTGGCATCAAGAAAGGCACCAACGGGTATAGCGATCAAAATCAATTGATGGCTGCGTTAACGCCAGATCAAAAGGGGTTCATTGCTACAGCGTCAGCGCCAATGCAATCAACGCCAGCAGCGCAAGCAGGATACCAGCAACCACAGGCACCAGCACCTCAAGCTGGAAGTCCCGTGCCAAGCTGGGCGCAGAGGTAGTAGCGGCAAGGCCATTCCGCGCCTGCTACCACGGATGGGGGGCCGTGGGCCGTGAACCCCCCAATTTTCTTTTAGCGAAGAGGACAATCAAATGATATTACGCCCCTATCAAGAGGTGGCGATTTCGGACGCATTAAATGCGCTGGACACCCACAAAAATACAATCGTAGTTGCTCCCACAGGCGCAGGCAAAACTATTATGTTGTCTGCGCTAATTGGTAAAAGACACCAAGAAGGCAAACGCATTCTTGTGTTGCAGCACCGCGACGAACTTGTAGCGCAAAACCGCGAAAAGTTTCTAAAGGTAAACCCGAACATATCCACCAGTATCGTCAATGGCACGATTAAAAAGTGGGACGGTGATACCATATTCTCAATGGTGCAAACCCTGTCACGCGAAAACAATCTGCGCCATAGGCCAAAGTTCGATATGGTTGTTGTAGATGAAAGCCACCATGCAGCCGCTGACACCTATATGCGGATTATCGAAGCGGTCAAAGAAGACAACGAACACGCTGAGATAGTTGGCTTTACAGCCACACCTAATCGCGGGGATGGCAAAGGTCTGCGCAGTGTATTCACCAATTGCTCACACCAGATAGAATTAGCCACGCTGATACGTGAAGGCTTTCTAGTGCCACCGAAGGCTTACGTTGTCGATGTTGGCGTCACAGAGGCTCTGGAAGGGGTCACACGGCGCGGTAATGACTTCGACATGGACGAGGTTGCGCGAATAATGAATAAGCGCGTCATTAACGAGCGTGTGGTCAATGAATGGCAAGACCGCGCAGGGGATCGAAAAACCGTTGTATTCTGCTCCACAATCAATCACGCACAAGACTTGCTGGATATGTTTATCGAACATGACATAAACGCTGAAATGGTTATTGGTGATACGCCCAAGCCAGAACGCGAACAAATCCTGCATGATCTTGAGTTTGGTGACGTACAAGTTGTGGTAAACGTAGCAGTGCTGACCGAAGGCTTTGATGCACCGCCTGTATCTTGTGTGGTTCTAACCAGACCCTGCTCATTTAAATCAACAATGGTGCAAATGATTGGGCGGGGCTTACGCATTCTGGACCCAGAGATTTATCCTGACCAGATCAAGAAAGACTGTATCGTGCTAGACTTCGGTAGCAGCATTCTAACGCATGGTGCGTTGGATGAAGCAGCTAACCTAGATGGCAAGCCCAAAGACCCCAACGGGGAAGCGCCAGAAAAGCAATGTCCAGAGTGCGGATTCATTAACCCTCTTAACGTCAGAATGTGCGTTGAGTGTGGCTATGAGTTCCAAAGCCAAGACACAGAAGAATTGGTAGACTTCACACTGACAGAATACGACCTCATGGAACTATCGCCGTTCCTATGGATGGACATATTCGGCAATGGCTCATGCCTCATGGCAATGGGCTTCAATGGCTTTGGTGTAGTCGGCACAGTGGGCGATACATCTATTGGTCTAGTCAAGGCTCAGAACGGACGTAAGGTGCGTTCAGTCGCCATTGGTGGTAAGGTGCAAGCCATGTCAGCAGCAGATGACTTCATGCGTGAAATTGAAGACAGCAACGGTGCCAACAAATCTAAACGCTGGCTCAATGAGAGAGCCACAGACAAGCAACGTGAGGCTTTGCGCAGGGGTGGGGTTCAAGTAAGCGCAATGGACTTCTCATGGACAAAATACAAAGCCGCGTGTTGGCTAAACTATCTGTGGAACAAAGAACAAATAGACGCAGCAGTGGAAAGGATAGCTGAATGAAACGGGCAGAAATATTAGATACGGCAAAGCAGTATGTCACCAAAGATCGTGACGCCACGCACGGTGATATGGAAGACAACTTTGATTCCATAGCAGAGTTGTGGCAAATTTACTTCAACAACGAATGGGATTTCACATCTACTGACGTTGCAGTGATGATGACGCTGTTAAAAATAGCACGGCTTAAATCTAACAAAAGCAATCCTGACAACTGGGTAGACGCATGTGGTTACATGGCCTGTGGCGGCGAATTGGCTATCAAAAAAGGAAAAGACGATGGCACGGATCGAACTTGAACTAACAGCCATAGTTTACGACAACAGCGAGTTTGAATGTGAAGAATACAAAATCGTTGCCTTTGTATCGGATT